GATCTGGGGTAAAAATATCAGCCATATTTCTGCTCTATAAATATCTTGTATTTATTACATTAAAAATAGGGGAAAAATGTCCATGGAAAATCCATTAATGCAGTATTTTCGCAGACCTGGCTTGTATCTAAAGCTGCCTAGCGGAGTTGGTTTTTATACACCCGAGGTGGTTGAATATCCTGAGAACGGTGAATTACCAATTTATCCAATGTCTGCAATAGACGAAATTACTAGCAGAACACCTGATGCATTGTTTAATGGTACAGCAATTGTCGAACTAATGAAAAGTTGTGTACCTAACATAAAAAATCCATGGGCAATTACTAATATTGATTTAGACGCTATCCTTATTGCTATTAGAGCAGCAAGTGACGGAACTGAATTGGAAATAGATAGTGTTTGTCCTAAATGTACAACTGATAGTAAGTATGGCGTAAACTTAGTTAATATTTTAGCTAGCTTTAAGCCAGGCAAATACAATGAAGAACTAAAAGCGAATGAATTAATAATAAAATTCAGACCATTAACTTACAAAGAAGTTAACGATACAGCAGCAAAACAATTTGAAATTCAAAAAGTTTTTAGTATGATTGATACCATTGAAGATCCTCAGCAAAAAGCTAATAAAACACAAGAAGCATTACAGACAATAAGTTTGGCAACAATTGAAGTTGTTGCTGAAACTATCGAATACATAAGAACCCCTGAAATTGTTGTAACAGAAAAAGAATATATCAATGATTTTCTAAAAAATTGTGACCGTAAAGTCTATGAAAAAATTAAAGCTAAAAACCTAGAATTACGACAAAGCACAGAAATTCAACCTTTGAACATGTCATGTCCTAGTTGTGGTCACAAGTACACCCAACCATTTACCTTAAACATATCAGATTTTTTCGCATAAGGCTTCTTTATCTTAACTCCGAAGATACTAAGAAGCTGATAGACAGCATGGAAAAGGAGTGTAACCAAATTAAGAAAAATGCCATTACATTATCTTGGTTCATGAGAGGTGGTATTACTTACAACGACATTATGAATATGAGTAGATTTGAAAGAGAATCCATTAATGAATTGGTTAATAATAACTTAGAAACAACCAAGAAAACTCAGTTACCATTCTTTTAAAGTAGATAAACTGAGTTGGCTAAGCCAACTAATACCTTCGCTTTCCTTCGCTGTCGCTCAGTAAACGCTCGGTATTATTTTTTACGGAGTTATATTGCCGCTTTGAAGCCATGGTAGTGCTATTCAGCACTACCAATGATAACTTGCCATGCCCGTCATCCATAGCTGCTTTTACCCGTAATATTACCTATTTCTGATATATTACGCTACCGGTTGCCCTTTAAAGTTTATGGTCTGTAGTGAAGCTAATGTCTTTATTGACACCTCTTCGGCAACGCACATCCTATAACATCAAAGCAGAGTAGTTATAGGCTTGTTGAGTGTTCGCTTTGTCGATTACACTCTCGGTATTCCAAGGATAATTATCCTCGCTTACTCCAGATCCGTCAGCACAGCACTACCTGTACTTCCTCAAGGAGGGTCGAGGAACCTCGACCAAACGAAATTTTAATTAATATTTAAAGTTTGTAGAAAACTAGTTGTAGGAATAGAAATTGTGCCTGAATTTATGATTTGACTGTCGCCTGAATATGCCTTAAGTATGTCTTTGTTGTGTGTGAAAAAATGTTCAAATTTGATTATATACCAGTCGCCTAATTTTTTTGAGCCATAAAATATAAAATTATCAATTTTCCAGGTTAGTTGACATTGGACAGCAACATAACGGCCTTTTCTGTTAAATTTCATAAACAAAATATTAACATCTTTTGGTTCTGCTACTGCCATGAGTTGAGATAACCATGCATCAATCACAGTACATTCACCTGTCAATAATAAATGAAAAGGGAAATCTGCGTAATTCTTACATTCAGCATTAAAATTTATAAAGCTTTGTCCAGGAACAATATCCCCTTTGAAACTTCTTATTTGGTTTTCATGTAAGAAAGTTTTGCGTGATTGATTTTTACCACCAACATAAGCTCCTGATCCAGGTGCCCTAATAAAGCTTTCGCTATAAGTATCTGATAAGAACTTCGCTATTTCTCTTTCGAAGCTAGAACCTTTTTGCTTTTGTGGTGATGGCATAGTATATTAATTTATCTGTTTACCACTCAGTTCCATATTTTTCATTTACCCGATCAACATGGCATTTTGTTTTACACTCTAAACTTTTAGAAAATATTTCATCACTCCAATTGCCTTCGTCTAAAACATCAACTAACCTTTGTTCGTAAAGGTTATATTTTTTGCCCATGTCTTGCCATTTATTATTATGTTGATAACGATTTGCTACCCAACAACAGGGAAAAAACTCACCTTTACTATTAATATACAAACCTTTATTACCTATTTTACACATAGGTTTTATTGATCCATCAATTACACTTACTTGGTTTAAGTATTTGTAGTTTGTTGGTAACCAATGTTCTTTAAATGATCTACCAGATAGATTTGTTATATCTCTTTCAAATCTGTGTGTATTACTAATTAATTCATCTTTTGGTTGTAACATATCAAACTGTCCATAGCTAGGATATATTTTGCCAAATTTTGTGCTTTTAGTCAATTGGAATTGATCGAACCCTAAATCTTTAGCAATCTGCTTCATATCATCAATCTTATGTTCATTGAATTTGAAAGCTATAGCGTCCCATACTAGCCATGCATCACTTACTCTAACTAGTGTATTAATACCATTTACTATACTATCCCAGTCACTATTAATTCTATATTTGTTATTAGAAATATTATCATAACCATCAATACTAAAATGTATTTGATCATTATAAGATAATAATTTACCTAATGTATGCCACCAATCGGATTTTTTATAACTTCCATTGGTAACAATTATAATACTAACACTTGGTTTGTGAAACTTAAAGTATTTGATTGTTTCTATTAAATCATGTGCGTAGATAGGGTCACCATCATCTCCGCAAAATGTTATTTTTTCAACATTATTTTTAGTAAAGTCAGGCGTAAAGTTTTTTAAAAAAAATTCTAAACTTAATTCAGTATTTGTTAGACTATTTGGTACTTCTTGCCTAGCACATCTAGGACAAGCCAGAGTACATTTACTGCTTATTTCAATATGCCAATGCCAAGTTGCTAACAAAATTCTTCCTCTATTTGCCACTGTTTTGTAAAATTATTCTCACCTAAGCTTGTAGAACATGTGCTTTTGCAAATTATGTTAGGACTATCAGTGTCCCATGTATCCATTACTTTACTAAATTTATCTAATTCTACACCATTATTATAACCTAACCAACAACAAGGATGTAATACACCTTTGGCAGATATGTAAACACTTTTATCTCTTAATGCTTGACATTCTATAGGTCCTGTTATTTTTTCTATTATAAAGCCTTTAGGTGGATTTAAAAAGTGTATTGGATGTTTTTCAAATCTTTTACTTACCTTTGCTCTAAACCATTTAAAGCCTAATGATTTAGCTATAGATTTTGCCTGCTCTATTTGATGCTCATTATGTTCAAATACTAGCATTTCCCAATGTGCATTACCGCCAGCACTAATAAATGCTTTAGCATTTTCTATAATTTTATCAAAATTAACATTTACTCTGTAAATATGATTTGTATCTTGTAATCCATCTATACTAAAAATAGCATAATCTCTTTGGTGACTTAAGATTTTACCTAAATGCCTCCACCAATCAGTATTACGAAGTCCACCATTAGTATTCATACCTAATATTATGTTGTGATTTAAAAATCTAAAAAACTCATATATTTGTAATGTATGTTTACCTGCTGCAGGGTCACCGTAATCTCCACACATGAACATTTTTTTTAATTGTTCTATTTGTGAAGTATTAATGACTTCTAATATTTGTTCTATAGTTAAATGATGTATAATGTTCTTGTCAAAAGTTGTGTCATATTCACGGGCACATTGGGGACATGCTGCATTACATGCATCAGTAGGCTCAATGTGCAATATGTCAATCATTCCATTTCAGTGGCAGTGCTATAACTTGTAAAGCCATTTTCTTTAACAACTTTTAATACATTTGGTACACGGCCAGCAAGCTCCTCACGGTGACTTACTAACCATATACTCTTATGTCTGCGACGGCTCATGTCTTTTAATATAGCAATGCTATTTTCAACACCCATAGTGTCAAGACCACTATCAATTAATTCGTCAATAAACAAGGTATTAATAGGTGAATAAAGACTTTCCCATACATCTCTAAAAGCAAAACTCAATCCTAATATTAATCTATTACGCTCACCTCTACTTAAATTATCAAAATCAAGTTCACGACCTAATTCTGTAATCTCGACCTGTAAATCGTTTTTAAATACAACTTGGTGCGGTAAACCAATTTTATCTAAGTAATGAGTCAACCTAGCATTAAGATAGCTTAAGTTTTGGTCAATAATCTTTTTACGAACATAACTATCTTTACTTGTTAGTAATTCAAGTAAAAATTTTTGATGTTCCATTATCCTAGTAAACTTGTTAATTTTGTCAAAGCTAACTTCTTGTAACGCTTGATTTTCCATTTCTAATATTTGATCAGTATATGGATCTACCTCTTTTACCTTTTCATCAATTTTATTACTAATATTTTCAAGTTGGCTGCTATGTTTAACTGCTTCTGCCTCTGTAGCATAATGTGTAATTGGTTTTTCCATTACAACGATTGGATTATCAACTAGTGAGTTTAATTGATGTTCATATTCTTTTAATAATTTTTTACTTTCAGTTAGTTGTTTAGTCTTATCTTTTAATACACTAGCATGTTGTTCATCATGCAATTCATGACCACAAGTATAGCATTTATGGTCTTTTAGTGTTTTAACTTCTTTATCTAAATTTTCACGGGTCTTATCTTCTTTCGATATATCTTTTCGTAATTGACTTACCTTATTGTCATACGCAGTTTTTAGATTAACTTGTTTGTTATATTCTAGTAAGTCTATATGAGCTTTTAGTTCAGTTTCAATATCTATTTCGGATAATTCTGATAATTCAGTTGCTAGTCCCAATAAATCTTCTTCATGTTTGTTTTGCCAAAGTTTCTGCCTACGCTTTAATGATTCTATTTGCTCTTTTACACGCTTGTTGGCTTCTTCAACTGCCTTGACACGGAATTCTTCTTGTTGAATATCATCTTTACTTTGTCGAATCATGTCCTTTACTATTTCTGCTTTTTCAGAAAGTAAAGTAATACCTAACAATTGTTCAATGATTGTTCTTTGTTCGTTGGCTTTAAGTGCTAAGAAAGGTTCGCTGTAAGTATTAAGGGCGACAATATGCCGAAACATATCACTAGACATATTAATAGTCCGTTCAATGAAACTTTGTGTTTCCTTGTTCTCACCTTGTGCATCATCCTGATTCTTCTGTAATGTGTCATTTACATAAAATTTTAGAATGTTTGGTTTACGACCACGCTCAATCTTATAATCAATACCATTTACATTAAATTCTAAGGTTACTAACATACCTTTACTATTAGTACGGTTTACAAGATTATCCTTACGAATGTTATTTATTGGTACACCAAATAATGCGTAACACAAGCCTTGTATCAGTGTAGTTTTACCAGTACCATTTCTAGCACCATCGCCACCTAAGTCTAAGTTTTCCCCTAGAATAAGTGTTAATTCTTTTTTATCAAAATTTACTGCTTGTGTTACTTGACCTATTGATAAGAAATTTTTTAGAGTTATATTTTTTACTGTAATCATAAGTTGTTATAGATATCTAATAGCAGTTTTTTGTCAAAACTATTGCTTTCAATGGCATTAATTTGGTCAATAACAATTTGGTCAACTGATTCAAATTTTAATCCGTCTATGCTGCCTTGTTCAATGTTTTCTAGTTTCATTGGAATCAAAGTCATCTCACGCAACTTGTATTCTGGAATAAAAGTTTCACGCAAAAAGTTTGCTTCCTCATAGCTAATATCTATATCCAAATGAACACGGATATGACTGTCTATTAATAGATACGACTGTGGTTCTTCTAGTATTTCACTTAGCTTGTGTACACGGTATACTGGTTGTCGAGGCCAACTATGAAATGTAGGTTCTTCACCCCACTCTAATATCATCATGCCTCTGGCATCATCTCCAGCGTCAGCATAATTATGTGGGAAAGCATTCCCTATATACCAAATATTTTTCCGTGCTTGTCGTTTATGAAAGTGGCCACTAAAAACTTTATCAAAGCCTGTAAAATGGTCTTCGTTTATTTCTCCATGATCTGGCATTTCTACCATAGCGTTCATATAGAAGTACGGCAATTCTAAATGCCCAAACAAATACTTGCCTGAGAATTTTTTTATCTTTTTGAAGTCATCTTGAACAAGCCATGGACATATGACAACATCTCCATCTTTAAAAAAGTCATTAACAACATATACATTTGGAAGATGTTTAGCCCACTCAACACTATGTATATCCCTGCGGTCACGATAATAAAGGTCGTGATTACCTGGAATAAAGTATACCCTATCAAAGTTGTCATTTAATCTCTCTAATGCCCTTAATCCAAATTGTAGTGTATGTATGTTTATGCTTGCTCTATGATGATTATAATCACCCAAGAAAAAACAAGTATCACAGTTTTCTTTTTTGGCTTTTTCGATAAACCAATCGACAAAATCCATACAATCTATGTTATGCTGTAGACTATTAGATTTTAATCCAAAATGTATGTCCGTAAAAAATGCGGCTTTTTTAAATAGTTTGCTCATTCAGACTAGTATATACTTAATCCTATGTGAATACAAATGATTTGGTTATTCTTCGTATACTGTGGAACCTGAAGCTCCTTGTCTGCTCCAGCTTGGGTTAAGCCCATTCATTTCTAATATATCGTCCCTAATGTTCTGATTTTTCTTTTCACTGTTTAATACACGGCAAAAACTATTTGTTATAGCCGCGGTATAATAAGCGAAAGGGTTAGCAGATTTGGCTTCGTTGAATCGTAAACCAACATATGTTAGCTGTAATATGGCACTGTTACGCATCTCATCATTGTATGTGTATCCACGCCAATTATATTTCATAGCATATTTTTCACACATCATAATGTACATACGGGCTAGCTTATCGGTTATATTGCCATGTTCCTTACTAAACTCACCATCTTTCAATGTACCCATCCAATGACTTCTACCAACACAGAAAAATGATCCAGCTTTATTAATTTTGTAATGTTGGAAAGGAGGAAAGTTTACTTTCACATGTACCATATCATCAATTTCTGACTTTGTTGTTACATCTTCTAGGTCATTAAAAATCTCTTCACCATCATCTTCAAATTCAAATATATCTTTGGCTGTCCGTTTTTTGTCAACTTTTCGTGGTTGTTTTGGTGCGATAGGGATATGATCCCAAGTCATAATTCTAAAAACTAAATCAGTAACAGGAATAGTTTCTGCCAAAACTTTCTTTCCTGTTTCATTGCTTAATCTGCTTGCTCTTGTTTCTTTAGCTTGATTAATAATTTCTTCTTTTTGTGCATATTCAAAGCATTTTTTTAAATCTTCTTGTGGCATATCAATAATATAATCATATCGATGATACTCTGGTTTTTTAAAAAAACAGTAAGAATTTTTGCTTTCGTGTATTTCTTTTAAGATATCTTTGTTGTTCAAATAATTGACGGGTTTTTTAGTTACTGACATAATTTCCTTGCGATTTTGAAAATATTATAGCATACCGTTGTAAAAAGTCAACAGCGAATAATGGAAATGGGTAAAAACAGCGTCTATTATTTATCACTAAATACTATATAGGACACAACTTATGGCATCCCAAGCACAATTAAACGCAGAAATTGCTAGTCTAAACGCTCAGGCAGCTGATTTACGCCGTCAAATCGCTGTCTATCAAAGCGAAGGTGACCCTGCAGGTGCAGCGGAATTACAAGCTACACTTTCACAAGTAGAACTTCAAATTAATTCTGCACAAGAAGAATTAAGTAATTTAACAGTTGACAATACTGAGCCTCAACCAGGTGATACAGTACAAATTGCTCCAAAAGAGCAAGTTACTCCTGAAAATACACCTGATGTTAATCCCTCTGCAACAGCAGCCGAAGTACCAGGATCAACTGAGGTACCTGGGATACCTCAAGTTGTAGTTACAGCAAGCCCCATTAATGCTCAAAGTCAAGGTGCCAAAGAAGCTAATACGAATTTTAAACAAACATCAGATTGGCGAGTTAGATTAAGTTTAGGACCAGGAGCAAAATATCTTTATAAAGCTGAAAATCCAGGATTGTTAGCTCCTTTGAAAGATACTAATGGAATAATTTTTCCATATACACCAGCAGTATCAATTGACTATGTTGCAAATTATGAAGCACCTGATCTAGCCCATACAAATTACAAAATATTTCAATATAAAAACAGTGCAGTTGAATCAGTAAACATCGTTGCAGATTTTACAGCACAGGATAACCGTGAAGCAGGTTATGTACTTGCCGTTATACATTTTTTAAGATCCGTTACTAAAATGTTCTATGGACAAGATGAAGATCCGATTAGGGGTACGCCTCCACCATTGTGTTACTTAAGTGGATTAGGTGCATTTCAATTTGATAATTGTCCTTTAGTGGTTACACGGTTTTTTTATAACCTACCTAGTGATGTTGATTATATAAGAACAGGAAGTAGTGTTACAGGTAGTGGTACTAACCTATCTGCTTATCAATTAAAAGTAAACACATCAACTGTTAGTAACCGTAGATTAGGTGTAGCAGGATTACAACCTGGTGGAGGTCTAGCAGCTCCAGCATTTCAAAATTTATCTAATACTCAGGCAACTTATATACCAACTAAGATGCAAATACAAATCACAGCATATCCAATTGTTGTAAGAGAACAAATTAGTAACGAATTTAGTTTGAAGTCATATGCTCAAGGAAAACTTGCTAGTGCTACTGATAAACGAGGAGGCATTTGGTAATGAAATATCCAACAACTAGCCCATACCATTTAACTAATGTTGTGAATGGAAAATACTTAGATGTAATGGTCAACAGACCATTACCTGTTGATCCAACCGATCAATATTGGACTATTACAGAAACTTATAATTTAAGACCAGACATGTTAGCATATGATTTGTATAACGATAGTAAATTATGGTGGGTGTTTGCTCAAAGAAATCCAAACAAATTACCAGACCCTTTGTTTTCATTTAGAACAGGAGTAAGCATTTATGTACCTAAGCTTGGTAGTTTAAGTAATGTTTTAGGAATTTAAATGGCAGATGATTTTTATGTTTATAAAGGACCTGTGACACAACCTCAAAGTATTTTTGAGCCCACTACTCCTGAACAACAAGCAGCATTAAATGCTGCTGTACCAGAAAGTATTCATCAAAATCAATCATTTGATGACGCTACACAAAATCCTTTTAATAAACAACAAACAAATAATCCAACTAGCGTCACTAATTCCGTAGCAGGCACACAAAATGATGCAGTAGCAAATGATAGAGCTGGTACAACTATATCAGGAAAAAAAGGAGTTGATATTGTTAACCAACCTGGTAATAGCCAAGAAGGTTTTCCAGGAGCTAGAACATACAATCCATTAACTAAATTTGCTAGCTATAACTATGCAATCACACTTTATCTTTGTACACCAGAAGCTAGAGATCAATTTTGGTTAGAAGGTGGTGCAACTGTACCTGAAGAAGGAATGTATGTAATTTGTCAAAGTGGAGGTATTGATAATAAAAACAGTAACCGTGCTCCTTATTTTGATTTAGATGTTTATATAGATGAACTAGTAATTAAAAGTCCTATTGCGTTTGTTGAAACAATGTCTGCTAATTTAAGTAATGATTTTAGTTTTACAATTACAGAACCTTTTGGATTTAGTTTTCCAACTAGAATTAATAAATTAGGTTCTTTGCTTATTGAGAAATCAAATATAGCAGGTATTAAAACTGTTGAAAATATTTTACAACTTCCCTTTATTGTAGGAGTTCGATTTTATGGTTTTGGAGCAGACGGAAAACCACTTACTTCTGTTGATTTGCCTCAACAAGGAATAAAAGGTAATGCTAGCACAGATGTTTCAGGAGTATTTGAAAAGTTCTATGATATTAAAATTAAAACTTTTAAATTTAAACTTGATGGTAAAGCAACAAAATATTATATAACAGGTGCTAGTTTTGATAGCCAAGCAGGTTTAGGTATTAAACACGGCTTGGTAAACAACGGGGGAACACTACAAGGTAAATTAGTGAAAGATGTTCTTGTAGGAGCGTCTGGGTTAAAAGAACTACTAAACCTTGAACAAAAAGAAGAAGTAAAAGCAGGAAACAGAAGTGAAGGGTGTGATAATGAGTATGATTTTACATTTTTACCTAACGATGATAGTTCAATTCCTAATGCTTCAATTGTAAGTTCAAGTGATTTAGATAAAACAAAATATAGTATAAACCCAATTCAAACATCTGATTCAAATGATGAATCAAATCGTAACCCTAAACCTGATCCTGAAAAGCAAAACTTTATTATCAACAAAGGTACTCCTATATTAAGAGTTATAAACAATATCATTAGTCAAAGTACTTTTTTAGAAAGTGCTCTTAAAGTATTATATGGTACAACTGATGATGAGTCAGGAGATAATGACACTGTTAAAAAGGATACCAAATCACCTGTTCGTTGGTATTGTGTTATCCCTCAAGTAGCAATTAAAAGTTTTGATAAAAAACTTAAAGATTGGTGTTATAAAATTAATTATGTTATTAAACCCTATGAAACTCCCTATGTTAGAAGTTCATATGCAGCGGCAACAGCAGATTACTATGGACCTGTAAAAATATATGATTATTGGTGGACAGGTAAAAATACTGAAGTATTGAGTTTTGAGCAACAGATTGACCAATTGTTTATGAACATAGTTGCAGTAGGTGGATTAAATGAGCAAGATCAGGGTTTAATAGATGATTTAGTTCCAACTGTACCAAATATGCCTCAACCTTATGTTAGTAAAGAAGGTAGATTTGATATCAGTAAAGAAGCGCAAAATAGTTATGTAACTAGTCTCTACAGCCCAAATGATTTTGTGACATCAAAGTTAAAAATTATGGGAGATCCTGACTATCTTATACCAAGTCCACAAGGTATAGGTGATTATCTTAGTTTAAACGATACTAGAAAGCGTGGAGTTTTTTCTAGGTTTTATGCTAGAGATGGTGTAACTGTAAGTCCTTCAGGTGGACAAGTGTTTATTGAAATCAGATTTAACCAAGCTGATGATTATAATGCTAATACGGGTCTTTTAAATGTTAATAACCGTATTGTATTTTTTAGTAAAAATGGTTTAGCCCCGCAGCGTGGAGGAGGTATAAGCTTTTTAGTTTCTAATATTACGCATAGCTTTGCTCAAGGGAAATTTACACAAGAACTTACATTGAAACTTAACACACAAGTTGAAAAGCGTAAAAAGAAAGTACAAGAAAACGAAAGTCAAGCAGAAACACAAAGATTACAAAGACAAGCACAAGCAGATGTGAGGACACCTCAAGGTACAGATGATACCACTGTATCAGGAGACAATGGAAAAACTGTTGAGAGCGACATGAAACAAACAGCTCCGTATTCAGCCGAATCAAGTGAAGCTAGTGTGAGTTACGGACCTCAAACACTTAAACCAACCGTAGCAAATCAGGTCGTAACATCGGTTCCTACCCAGCAAGCCGTTAGTAATATAGCAGGGTCAGGTAAAGTAGCAGATGATGATAATAGTTCAAGAGGACCTATTCCAACTACAATACCTACAGCAGAATGAGGATATAAATGAGTAACAGAGATGAAGTAGTTTTAAACAAGGTACCAACAAACTTTACACCACAGTCTGGTGGCGCCGCCGTTAAAAGCGTACCTGTTATTGGAGTTGTAAAATCTACTGCTGACAGCATTAGATCAGGTAGAATATTTGTTTATATAAAAGATTTTGGTGCTGCTGATGAAGATAATTCTAAAAATTGGACACCTGTTAGATTTATGTCTAATTTTTATGGTAAAACATCTACAACAAGTCCAGATACAGGTCCAGGTACTTTTGAAGGTAATAGCCATAGTTATGGAATGTGGCACAGTCCTCCAGACATTGGTACAAAAGTAATTTGTATTTTTATAAATGGTGATATTAATTATGGATATTATATTGGAGCAGTTTATGAACCTGAAGCTTTGTTTATGGTTCCTGCTATTGGTGCTACAGATGCCATTGTTCCTAACCCAGGAGAAGAAGGTTATGGAGGGGCACCTAGATTACCAGTCGTTAACTTAAACCTTAATAACAAAGGAGAAGCAGATAGTCCTCTTTTCCTTAATACACCTAAGCCTGTACACGCATATCAAGCTTACATTTATCAACAACAAGGTTTATTACGAGATCCAGTGCGTGGACCTGTAGGTTCAAGCGCACAAAGAGAAAGTCCTAGTAGAGTAGGATGGGGAGTTAGCACACCAGGTAGACCTATTTATGAGAGTGGTGCAACAGATGAAGCTGCAACAGAGCCTACACCTGACCAACAACTAAAAGTTATAGCAAGGCGTGGTGGCCATACTTTAGTTATGGATGACGGAGATGCTAAAGGTGTTGATAATTTTATAAGATTACGCAGCAGTTTAGGTCACCAAATTCTTATGAGTGATAATGGGCAAAATTTGTTTATTATTCACGCAAATGGTCAAAGTTATATTGAGTTAGGAAAAGAAGGGACTGTTGATATTTACAGTACCAATAGTTTTAATGTTCGAACACAAGGTGATATTAATTTACACGCTGATAATAATGTAAACATACAAGCAAAGAAAACACTAAACATTTTAGCAGAGTCAATTAATATTGAAAGTGAAAAAGACACTAGTCTTAGAGTTGGTGCTAAATTTCAACAACATACTGTAAGTGATTATACTTCTAAGGTAGATGGTGCATATACATCAACGAGTGGTGGACAAACAGGTATTAATGCTGGAGCGCCAATTTATGTAAAAGGTGGAAATAATATATATTTAAATTCAGGTCAAGCGTCATTGCAGGCAAAAGAAGTTAAACCTTTAAAACTTAACACTTGGAATGATACATTAAGTGATCCATCTGTTGGTTGGGCTACAGCTCCAAGTGTGTTAATTAGTATTACTAGTAGGGCTCCTGCACACCAGCCGTGGGCTTATGGTAATATGGGTGTTGATGTAAAAGTTAACAATAGTGCAAGCGCAAATTTACCTATACCACCTAGCCCAGCATTAAGTGCAGCTAATGCAGCAGTACCTCCTGTACCAGCAAATCCTGTAACACCTGCTGTTGCTTCTACTGTTCCCGCAGGAGTACCTGGAGCAGGACCTGTAAATGCTGCTACTGCATCAGCAATGACAGCAGCACAATCAGTACAGAATGCAGCAAATGTTGCAGGTTCTGCATCTGCTACTGTAGCAAAAGCAGCAGGTCAAGCAGCAGCCGTAGCAACTACGGCTACAAATGTTGCTGGTGCAGTAGGCTTAAGTCCGCAACAAATGCAAAATGCAGGTATTATTAAACCTGGAGCTGCTGCACTTGTTCAAAATCTTGTCGGACAAGGTAAAACATTAACACAGGCAACACAAGGGCTAATGACAGGAGTACCTGGAGCTGCTACAGTAGCTCAACTTGCTAATAATGTACCTGGTCAAGTAGCTGCTTTAAACTCAAATTTCCAACAAGCAGCAAATGGTTTAAAATCAGCAGGCGTGTTGTCAGGTAAAGAAAGTCCTCAAATGGCAGCAGGAGCAATATTTAGTGCTGCTACACAAGGTATAACAAACACAGTTGGATTTATTAATAAAGCAGTAGGTAATAATCCTGGGGCCGCATTAGTAGGTGGTGCAATAGGAGCGTTAGCAAGCAAAAGTCCATTGGGTGCAGTTGCAGGGGCAGTTGCAGGAGCAATGGCAGCAGGTAATTTTGCAGCAGGTATGGCAGCAAATGTAACAGGTGGTAGTATACAAAGTGCTTTATCAGGTGCAGCAAATGCAGTTGGTAACGCAATAAAAGGTGCAGCAGGAGCGATAGGTGGTGTATTAGGAAAGATTGGTGGCGGAGTAAGTAGTGGTTTACAAGGAGCTATTGATGCTGTTAAAGGTGTTGCCGGTTCTGCTTTTAGTGCTATAACAAATAGCTTTGGAAAATTAACACCAGGTGTTCCACAAAATCTTACAAGTATAGCCATAAGCAAAGAACAAGCAGGTGGAATTGCAGGTGCAGTTATAGGTGGTATAGCAGGTAAAAGTCCACTTGGTGCTGTTGCAGGTGGATTAGTAGGTAGCGCATTAGCAGGAGGAGGTGCTGGTGGATTAACAGGAGCGTTGTCTAACTCTATAAAAGGTGCAGCTGGGGCTATAGGAAATGCTGTCTCAGGAGTTACAGGTGCTATTGGTAACGCAATCAGTGGTATAGCAGGAGCAACTGGATTGGGGGGAGTAGCCAATGCAGTAGGAGGAGCGGTATCAGGAGCATTAGGCGCAGTATCAGGAGCTATAGGGGCTGTAACAAAATCAATAGGTGGTGCATTGTCAGGTATTACAGGTGGATCGGCAGGCGGTATGGCAGGCATACCTGGAGGCTTAGGGGCAGTAACTAATATTATTGGTGGAGTTACAGGTGCTTTAGGTAATGCTGCTAAATCAGTAATTGGAGCTCTAGGTGGGGGAGCAGCAGGAGCTGTTGCAGGATTGACTGGCGGTTTAGGTGGTATTGCAGGCGCAGCTAGTAATTTATTAAAACAAGGTGGTAACACTTTATCAGGTTTAGTTGCTGGCAATTTACCTCCTGCAGTTGGAAATCAGCTAAATGCAGCTTTAGGTTCTATAACTTCAGGTGCTAGTTCTCAACTGAAAATACCAACTGTAGCAGTTAATACAACTAATACAGCCGATGTACAGGCTATGGGTCAAACAACATTTGCTGGATTAAAAATTCCACAACCGACATTCCAAGTAGTCAGTTTTACCCCTGCACCTGATATACAAGCACAACAATTACAAGGAGAAGTACAATCAAAAGCCCAACAAGTTTACGAAGAAGGTAAAGCGGCTATGTTAGAATCTATTGATAAGTATAAAGAAGCACTACAAAAAAGAAAAGAACTTATAGCATTAAGGGATGAAATTCAAAAAGTCAGCGACGAAGAATATGAACAAAGAGGTATGGGTCCTAAATTTAAAGAACTTAAAATTCAAGCTTTAGACCTTAATTTAGAATCTTCAAAACTATTTCAAAAAAGAACCCAAGCAGTAGATTCGTTAATAAACTTAGGAGCATTCCAATTAGCTAATGAGCTTCAAAAATTGAGATTACCTATTGCTACATTCACATAACTGACTAAATAAATTATGCCATATTATACCGGATTCACAACTGTAAATGCTAATAAACCACGCACTGCAAATTTAAGTGCAGGTATTGATGGCGGCACTGGTAGCGTTGTAGAACCTATCATTTATGGTAAAAAATTTGTTTTAGTTGATGAAAAATTAATTATTACCGATCTAATCAATGCATTGAACATAAGACAAGGTGAAAAAGTAGGTCAACCTGATTATGGAACTACACTTTGGGACTTCATCTTTGAACCTAATACAATTGACAACCAATTGGAATTAGAAACCGAGATAAAGAGAGTAGCTAACTTAGACCCTAGGTTAATAGTTAACACTATTAATAGCTATGCATTTGAAAACGGAATATTAGTTGAGATGGAAATAGCTGTAGCCCCATTTAATGTTCCGCAGTTTTTAAATGTGTTTTTTAATCAAACAACAAATCAAGCTGTACTCAAGTAATCAAAAATAGCCATTTTTAGGTTAGATAAATAATAAAAAGAGAGTATAGGAATGGCTACAAGTTCACGACAGTCAACATTATTTGGTGTAAATGATTGGAAAGCTAT